GCACGATCACGTCACACGTCGGATACCCCGCCGCAAAGATTTCCGCATGGTCAGGGTCATCATAGCCGGGCGAAGTGGACACCCACTCAATCAGGGCCTCACCGTCGCCACGCGCCGTCGTAAGCCAATAGCTCGGGAATGCCGAATTGCTGGCCGAGAGAACAGTCTGTGACGCTGTGCCGGTCTTCAGGGCAACATCGACGTTGGCCCGAAACGGCTCCGTCTGGCATGCGCCGCCAGAGACCGCAACCCGCTTGCCTGAGATGCGGTACTCCTCGATCCCATCGATCGGCCCCATACAGATGTAGCCGATGCGGTAGAGATCAAACTTGCCTTTCGACCGGCTGAACATCAGTTGCGCGGGCCGCAGGTCTTTCCCGATCACATAGACACGCGGGCCGCCATCAATCGCCTGCGCTTGCTTTGGGGCCTTGGCCGGTTTGGTGGCCGGCTGCATCGCCGCGCTGAGTGCAATGGACCCGCCGATCACTGCCGCGGTCGCGAGGTATGGCGTTGCCACCGCAATAGCCGACGCCGCGAGGTATGCCGATTCAAGCCCAATGCCGACATCGACCAGAGCATTCGCAATCGCGATTTCGGCCGTGATCGAGAGCGGATCAAATCCCACGGGGCACGCTCCAAATCGTCTCGCGGCCAAGGCCTCGCCGCAGCGGCATCAGGCGCCCGGGCATAGCGGCCAGCCACACGCGCCCGTCGTAGATCGCAGCGGTTTCCTGCCCCTGCAGGATGCCGGTCGTCACGGCCACATGCGCCACGTCGCCTGCCATCGGCTCTGACGCCTCAGGCAGCCCCAGCGCCTGCATGAAGCGCTGCATGCAGGCCAAAAGCCCGCCATCGGCCAGCCGTCGAGCGGTCTCCTGCTCATCGCCAGCCGGCGGCAATAGGATGGTTGCAGGGCGGCCCGTCTCGGCCTCGATCCATCGTGCAACCGCGCCGGCACAATCTGACCATCCGAGGCGCCACGGTTCGCGGACCACCCCGTTCAGAAATGCTCGAACTTGCATCACTTCGGCCCCGGCCAGCGGGTAATCATGTTCTGCCCGACGAACTGAAACACTGTGTCACCAGCCGAGCGTCGTTTTTGGTCTGCGTCCGAAAGTGTGCCCCAAACGGCAACAGCCTTGCTCGACCACATGGTGCTTTCAAGCGTCATCGTCACCTTGCGCACGTCGCCGCGCGGGCGCGAAATCTTCGGGACAGACATCTGTCCGTCGAAAATGACTTGCGGGTCCGAGATCAGCGCAAATGTCGTAGGGTCGAAAAGCTGGATCAGGAGTTCTGCGTTCCGGCCTTCCCAGTCGGTCCCGGACGTGTAGACCTGGCGCACAAAGTCCAGGTCGACGCCGGCAAGCTCGATATCGACAGCGCTTGCCACCCCGGCCCGTGGCTCCTGAATTTCCCCGATGGTCACCATGCGGGTCCCGCCCGGGTCGGAAACGCCCAGGTAGGTTTGCCCGTCCGAAGCCGTCAGGCGGCCTTGTCCGTTGTGGTAGTACTCCGTGCCACCGTCGAAATAGAACCGCGCCAGCAGGGCAAAGCCGACCGTGGGGGCCTCAACCGCGCGACAGAACCAATCCGGGAACAGGCCGATTTCAGCGGCGCTCACCAATCGGCCCCGTACTGACGGACTTCCTGATCCGGAAGTTCAACGAACGAGGCCGACATGCCGGTCTGCATCGTGTCGCGGCCCCACGATCCCGACTTCGGCACCAGCCGCAGCACGAGAGACGGGCGCAGCGTGACCAGCGTTCCGGAGCCAACGTCACGCCGCAGCGGCGGCCAGATACGGCATCGAGCCGTTGCCCCCGAATAGGAGATGCGATCAACCAGATGCGCGCCAAACACGCCAGCAAAGCCGATCCACGACCCCACGTCCAGCCGAGAGCTCCAGTTCGTCGTGTCGATGTAGATTTCGCCATCACCCTCCACGGCAGCCGTCGATACCGAGGCAAAGGGCGGGCTTTTGCTCCAGTCGTAGCCCTCGGACCAGCTATAGCCCTCCGACCATTTCACGGTTCCGACCGTGTAGCCGATGGACGAATTCGACAGCCGGTCAGGGTCGCAGAATTGCCAGCGGACAGCATCGACACCATCACGCAGGGCGCTTTCCAGCCCGCGCCAGACGCGCGCCTGAGTGCCGCGCCGGTCTGGGAACATCATATCGAAGCCGACGCGACCTTCGCGCCCAGAGACGATCTGCTCGCTGCCGGACATGGACTCCATCGATCCCAGAACGCCAGACCGGCGGCGGAAATCCAACCGGCTCCATTTGAGGGAGGCGGGCCAATCATGAATGGTGATCATGAGGCGTCGACTCCCAAAAGCGAGCGGTGTAGCGTGCCCCCTTTCAGGAGGGACGATATGCGCGCGATAGCCATTGCGATCAGTGCTTGCGTGTCAGGGTGTAGTGGGACTGCCAGCTACATCATCGAGCGGTATGGGGATGCCACTCCCCAGTTCCACACCGTCGCGCCAGTCTCGGGGCCGAGGTATGTGGACGGCCCAAACGGTCCCATTGACACCGCGCGGCGCTATCTGATCCTCGACAAGCCCGGGACCGGAAAACTGATCATTCAAGCAGGGTCCAGCCAGGTTATTGGCGACTCTCTGGCGCGCGGCGTGGCCGGCGTGGATACCAGCCAGCCCATCATGATCTACCGAGAAGCCGCGGACGATTTCCTGTCTCAGCGCGGCTGCAAATCGACCGAGATTTACCCTTTCGATAAGTACCGGTATGAGGTCGCCTATGCCTGCGCAGCTGCTAGCCCAGAGCCAGCGGCGACGGCCGCCAAACCCAAAAAGGCCTAGGTTGCCATTCCGCGCCGCTGTTTTCCGGAAGCGGCTGCGGCCCGGCCCATTTGCTTGCGCAGGGCAACCACTTCAACCCGCAGCGCCATCAGCTCCGGCCCCGAGGCGTTCGGGGCGTAGATGTTGATGTCGCCCGTGCGGGTTGATCCGGTGCCGTTTGGCACGATCCGGCCGGCAGACTGCGGCACGAACATTTCCGGCCCGCTCTCGCCGACCCGGTAGGGCTGGCCAGCATTGACCGCGCCGCCGCCGGCTCGCCCGAACAGGCCCCCGATCAGCCCGCCGCCTAGGCCCGTCCCGGGAGCCCCCAACAACGCGGCAATCAACTGGTTTCCCAAAGCATTCAGGACCGCCGTGCGCAGGCTTGTGAAGGCGTTGCGCAGCGCGTCGACCGTCTTCACCCCGTTGGCCAGGTCGTTGAAGAACGACCCGGTCACCGAGCCGAGTTCCGAGCGCATGGAGTCAAGCATCTGCTGCGCTTTGTTGACGGCCTCCAGCCGCGTCGCCGCGACGCCGGCCTGATCAGCCAATGCCGTGATCTGAGCCCGGCGCGCGTCGGTCAGGGCGATGCCAGCCTTCAACGCCTCATTGGTCAGTTGCTGGGCGACTTTGACCCGCTCTTGTTCACCGGCAGACAGGCCGACAAGATTGACTTCCTGCTGCAGGTCTCGAATGCGGTCGCGGGTGCTGACGATGGCGTTGCCGAAAGCAATTTCCGCTTTCAGGCGGCCATAGGCCGAGGCGAGTTGGTCAATCTGCTGACGGTACTCACCCGTAAGCGGGATGTTTTTTTCCTTCGCGCTGATCTCCAATTCCGTGACCAGGCGCGCCTTTTCGCGCTCTGCCGTCGTTTTAGACAACGTCGCCGCCTCGGCCTGCAAAGCCGCGTTGGATTTCAGTTGCGCATCAACAGCTTTCTGCCATGCGGCAGTGTCCGGCGGCAGCGGGAAGTCGGTCAACGAGACCTTGCTGGTGTTGGCCTGGAACGCCTTATTCCGATTGGCCTCGAATGCGTCATAAGTCGCCTTGTCCGCCGCCGCCTTGGTCAATCCGTCTTTCAGCGCATCCGACACACTCTTCGAGAAGTTCTGTTCGAAGGCGTTGAAGAACCGCATATCCGTGTAGCCGGCGCTAGGGAGCGCTGGGGTCGGCTGCGTGTAGTCGGGGAGCGGGTTGCCAAGAGCATCGTACGATGTGGGGAAGGTCTTGGTATCGGTGCTGAACGCGGCTTTTGCCGCATTCCCCACAGCTTCAAACGCCTTTCCTGCCTTGTCGGCACCAGATGCGATTAGGTCGAGCACGTAGATGATTGCGCGAGAAGCTTTCGTTGCCTCGTCGATCGCGCCGGCCGCCTTGATAAACGAATTCTGCATGCGCGTCATGGCATTATCGGTCGTGTCCGTCGTGTCCTTTAGCTTGGCTTGGATCGACGGGAGCCCGGCAAGAAACGCCTGATAGAACGCGGTCGACGAGACCTTCCCTGCCTCGACCAGTTTCCGGAGCGCAGCAACACTGCCGCCGGCCTCTTTCAGCCCATTGGCGACCGCTTCCAAGATCGGGCGGGCGCCTTCGTTGACCGAGTTGAACTCCTCAAGACGGACAGTGCCCGCGCCTAGAAGCTGGCTCAGCTGCAGAAGCGCGCCGCTGGCCTCTGTGCTCGACGTGCCCGCGACACGGAGCGCCACCGCAACGCCATCGGTGAACTTGGCGACGGTCTGGGCATTGGTTCCTAGCCCCTTCTGGAGCTGCGCAACGCGACCGTACAGCTTTGCCAGATCGTCCAACGCGACGCCATTGCGCTGCGCCGACGCATAGATGGCATCAAAAGTCGTAGACAGCTCAGCGCCGCTAAGCCCCGCGACCTTCAGACTGTTTTGAATGCGGGTGAAAGTTCCGATGGAGTCGACGAACTCTTTTGCCGAAAACGCGGCAGCCAGAAGCGGCATCGTGCGGGTAGCCAAAGCCGCGACGCCGACGCCAAGGCCTGAAAAACTCTGTTCCATCTTCGTTGTGGCGGCCCGTGCGCTGGCCTGCATGGCGCCCGAGGCCTTCTGGACGACACCAACAGCCTTTGCCATGTCTCGCTCAAACTTGGTAGCCGAGGCCTCCAAGCGCAGCGTCATGACTTCAAGATCGGTCGCCATCAGTGCACCCAGATTGGAGGTTCGTCGATCGAGGCCGAAAGAACCTCGATCTCGCCGACAGTGAGCGGAGCGTCTTCGGTCGGGCTGTTCGCCTGCGCATAGCCGTCAGCGCAGCACATGAATTCCCAAATCGACATGTCGTCGACCTGGCGCGGATGGAACCCCATCACGCAACCCAACGAGTAGAAGCCGGCGAAGTGGATTAGGCCGCTGCCGTCGTCGGCAGACTCTCCGCCGGCTCGGCTTTTCCCGGCGCGGGCTCCTGATCGGTCCCGTAGATGGCGGCCATCAGGATGAAGAGTGCGAAGGACACGCATTCCCCGAATGGCCGGTCGTCCACATACCGGCGCACCAGCCCAAGCGCCTCGCCCGGAGGCGTGCCGCCGCCGATCAGCCCGAGGCGCATGGTTTCGCGCACGTCATCGATGCGCCACGTCCCGCCCTGAAGCCGGGACATGATCTCCATCGGGCCGGCGCTGCACTTCTCTTGCAGCTCGCGCAGTTGGCCGATGGCGAGGCGGAACCGCCGCTCGTCACCGGCCCAATCGAAAGAGATCGAGGCGTCACGGCTCATTAGGCAGCCGCCGTCCAAGCAAGCGAACCGTCGCTGACCAAGGTCACGCTGACCTGCGCCTTTTCGCCAAGAGCGACTTTCAATTCAAAGTCGGAAAGGTGCATCGACCCAGCGAAATAGCCGCCGCCCTGCGCACCCGTGCCGGAGACCTCGACGCGGACGTTCTTGGCCGTGGACGCCAGCGCCCAGGCGCGCCAGGTCGCCAGCGACTCCATCGCCATCACGCCGCTGCCGCTGATCTCGCCCGAAATGGTCTTGACCTCGCGGCCGATCCACGACGCCGCATCCGGGTCGTCGCAATCCGGCAAGGTCGTATCGACCACGTCCTTTGAGATTTTCAGCGACTTGTCAGTAAACCCGCACGGGGTCGAAAACACTTCCGGCGAAGCGCCATTGCCGATGTAGACCTTGATTTGTCCGAATTTCCGGGTCGTCGGGGCTGCCATTGTCGATCTCCTTTAGGCCGGGTCGGCAAGCGCCCGGAAAGTCATCACCCCGTGGGTCGTCTTCCCATCGGGGTCAGTCATGAGCCGCGTCGACTGGTGGCGAATTTCCACCAGCCGCCAAAACGGCAACCTCAAGTCTTGCTCGTGGATCGCACCGCGCACCGCGGCGGCAAGGCTGGCAGCCTCCGGCTTCCCGGCTGCGCGAGACCAGACATGCAGGGTGGCGTAAACCTCGACGCCGCCGACATATTCCGCGTCGTCGTCGATGACCTGCATCTCGCCGATCGAGATGTAGGGGAACGATGTCGATTGCGGTACCTGATCGTAAATCCGCCCGCCGGCCACGGTTGAGGCCTTCAGGGCCGCAACGATGGCGCCCTGAAGCTCAAGCCCGGGATCGGTCATTGCGCGGCGACCTGCTTGGCGGCTTTGTTGATGGCGCGGGACACGCTGGACTTGGATTTCTTCCGCATCGCGCGCCACGGGCCGTAGAAAAACGGGCGCGGCGTTGTGCCGGGGTGCTTGGTGCCCTCAGCCCATCCGCCCTGATCGTGCGGCGATGTCCCGAATTCGACGAAGCGCGCATAGAAGGCTTTTTCGTCGCCCGCCACGATCGTCACCGTTAGGTCGGGATCGCCCTTAATCGTCAGAGCCCCGCCGCCACCGGACGCGAGGTTTGCGGATGACGCTAGCTTCACGTCGCCCCATTCCGCTCGGATGGAGTCGCGGAGGTCGCCGGAGTCAACCGGGACCAACCGCTTCTGCATCGCCACGATCTGATCCGAGTTCGCCTTCAGGGCTCCCTTGATCGCCTGCCGCGCTGCCGCCGGCATCGCTTTCAGCTTCGCTAGCACTTTCTCGCGGCCGATCAATTCCGTCGCCATCCACCAGCACTCCTGCGGCTTTCGCGGCTGCGGCGTGAGCGGTCGGGATCAGCCCCGCCCACCCGCCCGGATAGGCAATCACAACGCCATTCGACGGCCGATAATCGAACGGCGAGGCGAAGCGAACGCGAGGCATTAGGCGCTCGTGCCGATGATGACGATGTCATAGGTCACGGACGAGCCCGAGGAACTGTTCGCGACAAGCAGGATGTCGCCCGTGCTTGCGGTCACCGTCGCGCCGGTTGCAGGGGCCACCCACATGAAAACGCCACCGGGCTTCACAAGGATCTTGTCGGTGGCGTCCGAGAAAATGCCAAGCAGCGTGTTAGACGCAGCGCCGCCGACCACGACGTTGTTCGTGTTCGCCGAAGAGGCTTTCACGTAGATCGCCTTGATGGTCACGAACGTCAGCGTCGCGCCAAGCGGATCGACAAGGCTGCCGGCAAGATCGAGATTTTCAGTAGCCGACGCGGCAAGGGTGCGCGTGTCCATGAAAATCAGATCGGCATTGCCCGACGACGTGCCGGGGGTCAGCGTGATTTCTGTCTTCGGCAGCGAATTGAAATCCGCTGCCACGCTGGCAAGATCGTTCGTTCCGGCGTAGGTGCCGCGCACCCAAGCGGTAATCACTGCGTTGAGGCTGCTCACAGCGCGACTCCTTCTTCTATGACCATCTCGATTTCATGACCGTCCGGGGTCGGAACGATCGACCGAATATTTGCCTTCCGGCCCGCATAAGGCCCTTCGGCGAATACGATGGTGTCGGCCGCGGTAATGTCCTGAGACCCAGGCCATGACCGCACCGTCACCGTTCCTGTAAACGTCGACTCTTGCCGTCCGCTCGCCACTGTCTCCCGTCCGAAGCGAGGCAGGAACGCGGCTCGGACAGTTACGATCGGGACCCAATCTCGGACAGGGTTTCCGAACCCATCGATCGGATTTTCCCCGCGGCGTTCGAACCGCACGGAGTGTCGATAGTCGCCAGCGGAAAGCATCAGACGTGCATCGCCTTAAAAGGAGACATCAGCCGATCAAACGTCGCCGACGTGTCAACCTTCGTTTTTGTCCCGCCGACCATGGATGCCCGCATCTCGAAAAGATCCGTGACCATGATTTTTGCGGCGGCCATAACCGCGGCCGGGATGACACCGTCTCCGGCCACATACCGCACCCGCACGGCACCGGCCTGCGTTGCAGGCGTCGGCCACGTTGCGCCAGAAACCAGAGACAGCACGTCGCCTTCGCATACGTAGTTGGCGCTAGAAATGGTCTGCTCTGTCCCTGACGAGTCCAGATATTTGACCGACGTGATTGACTGCACCGGGCCGTAGAACAATCGGATTGGATCACAGAACGTATCCGTTCGAAGCTCCAAGGTTTGTGAGTTAAAGGACCGCCCAAACTGCCCGCTCGCCCCATCAATATGACTGCATGCGGCATCGACAAGCGTCTGAATATAGGAGTCCTGGCTGGTCCACGTGACGTTTAGCTGCGCCTTTGCATCTGCCAAAGTGAGGAACGAACTCGGGGGCGAAATCACAAGGATTGTCATCCGAGCCTCGACAGCAAGGGATACAGGTCGCAGGCCACCCGAGACCCGTCCGCATTGGTCAACGTCAGAATGCCGTCATCATCGATGTCAGCAGCCACCAGAGCCGCGCCGGCAGGCCCGGCTGGTCCACGCTCACCTTGCGCCCCACGCTCGCCAGGGGCGCCCCTGGAGCCCTTGGAAGCAATCAGTTTCCACCCTTCGCCAGGGCACCCGCCCGGGTCATCGCGGACGGCGACGAAGCCCGACCCGCCAAGCATGACCACGTCCATGGCCCCGTAAACTTCAGTCTGAGACCACGGCCCACGGTGGACGAAACTGCGCCCATCCGTTCCGTTGCGTCCCGCACTGGCAATGATTTGCCAGTCCGCATGAGGCGGCTGATGGCCCGTGTCGCGCAATGCCTGCCAGGACGACCCGTTCAGATGAACCACGTCTCCCTCATAGTGGACGCGATCTTCCCAATTCCGCACGATCGGCAATTTGCCGGCCGGGCCTTCCGGGCCGCGCTCACCGGGAGCGCCGTCCTTGCCGTCAATTCCATCCCGCCCGCGCTCTCCAGGGGCGCCATCTCGCCCCGGCGCGCCGTCCACGCCATTGCGGCCCGGCATTCCATCGGCGCCACGCTCGCCGGCAGCGCCATCCCGCCCGTTGCTGCCGTCGCGGCCCGCTGCCCCGTCGAGCCCGTCACGTCCAGGCGCGCCATCTACACCGTCCCGCACAAAGGCAATCCGCGCCTCGACCTGCTGAAGACGGACTTCCGCTTCCGCTATTTTGGCCGATGCTTGGGCAACGACGGCACTGGCCTGCTCTTTCAGAAGCGCCAGTTCCCCCGTTGCCCGCTGCACAATGGCCCCAAGCGCGCGTTCCAGCGCCTCAGTGTAGGCCTGCATACCTGTGGACTCGTGCAACGATGTCATCGACCGCGTAGGGCTGGGCTGCATTGGCATCCTCTCGCGGCTGCGGGTCGGAAGGCGGCGGGTCCGGCTGCGGAGCAGGGGCGGGCGACGGCGGCTGCATAGACATGCCGTAGCTCAACGGCACGACCTGCTGCTGCACGCGCGGTTCCACACCGGCCCCGTTTGGCGCCGCTGGCAAATCCTCGCTCGCGCGGGCTTCATCCGGGCTGTATATGCCGGAAATCACGCCCCGCGAGAGAGCTTCGAT